TTGCTCCATTTGGCGGTAGTAATCGGCGGGAATTGCGCCGCTCTTGCGTTGGCCACCAACCTTTTTGACAGTCTCTTCAACAGACTCGCCGGCAGACGCCGCGGCCTTTGCGTCAGCCTGAGCAACCGACTTCTCGATTTCCTTTTGGCGCGCAGCTTCCTTGGTTTGTTTCTTTCCAAACCCAGCCAACTCCTCGGGCACTTTTTCAGAATTTGCGACGGCCTGCTCGAGCACCTCGCGCAGAGCTGGCGTTGCTGCTTCTGCGGCCTTCTCTGCTGCCTTTGTGCCCTTGCGCACTTTGTTGATGCCGGCAGTCACGCCACCAACCACAGGCAGCATGCCAATGCTTGACAGGCCCATGCCCAGCATGTCGCCTTCACGGCGTGCGCGCTCAAAATCGCGGCCTGCTGTTGCCGTGCCAACCACAGGCACAAAGCCCGCGCCGAGGTCGATGGCCAAGTCGCCCAGGTCAGAGTCCTCGGGACTACTCAGCGAAATGAACTTGCGACCTCTGTCGCGCAATGCCTGAATGATTGACTGGTAGTCCATGCTTTACTCCAGCGTCAACATGTACGAGGTGGTTTGGTATTGACGCAGGATTTCGTCAATCGTGTTCTGCAGCGCGGTTTCGTCCTTGTCGCAAATGTCGTAGCGTTTCATCTCAATCCACTCGCACTGGTAATCGAGCAGCTTGGTGATCTCTCCCTTGCCGTCGGCCTTGTCGCGGCTGATGTCCATGCGGGTTTTGTAGTAGCCCTGGTACTGCTCGACAAAGCCGTCGATCAGCTCGAGCGCGTTGTCGTAAAACTCGTTGAGGGCTTTGTGCTCGGCGTAGCTCTTGGTCTTCCAATGAGCCAAATGCGCGGTGTCGCGCGCCAACAAAACCATAGAAACAAATTGCTCTGCTGTGTTCATGCGTTACCTCAATCCAAAAGCAGCAAGAGCTCATCGTCTCGCTTGCGTTTAATTATCCGTGCCACGGTCGCGCGGGCGATCACAAGTGCTCGCTCTGCGTCCTGTCTGCGCTTGACGCGCATGGCCTCGACTTTTGCCTCTTCCAACACCTCGGAGACGATGCGCGCGACCTCGGCCACGTCAAACGCGGCGGGCACGTCGATGCCAATGCGGCCACCGTCAACAGACAGCACCTGCACTGACTTCTTGGCCTCGGACACCACCACCGGCTGAGCCTTTTCGACCACCGGATTGATGACGCGCACGATCTCTTCGCGCAGCTTGGCTTGCTCTTGCTTGAGCTTTTCAAACTCTGCGTCGCGCTTCTTTTGTGCTTTCCTGCGTCGCTTCTCATCGCCTGGCCCAATGTCGGCCGTGATGACGGGCAGGGGATTGGGTGTGACTGTGCCGGTGGCGGCAAACTCGTCGACCTCTGTCTCGACGGCGGCCATGTACCCGTACAGGCCAACGTCGCCCTCGGCCGCAAAGACATCGATGCCGGTTTCCACTGCGGCCATGTAGCCGGTCGTCTCGACCGTGCCTGTGGCGCTGAAACTGTCGACGCCGGTTTCGACGGCGTCCATGTAGCCAGTTGTCTCGACTGAGCCGGTGGCGCTGAACACGTCAACACCGGACTCAATCGCTGCCATGTAGCCGGTGGTTTCAACGTCACCCTCGGCGGCAAACGTGTCGGTGGTGCTCTCGATCGCCGCCATGTAGCCGGTGACCTCGACAGTGCCCTCGGCCGCAAAAACGTCAGTGCCAGTCTCAGTCGCGGCCATGTAGCCTTGAACTTCGACTGTGCCGCTGGCCGCAAAAACATCAACGCCCGTCTCGACGGCAGCCATGCTGCCTTGAACTTCTACCGTGCCAGCTGCTGCAAATGTGTCGACCGTCGACTCTGTGGCCGCCATCGTGCCGGTGACGATGACATCGCCCTCGGCAGCAAACGTGTCAACACCGGACTCGGTCGCGGCAAGAGTGCCGTAGACCATGTCCCAGTAGGACTGATCCCACTTGGCTGAGCCCCACTGCGCCACGCCGCGCCCCTATCAGTTCGCTGTAATGGTCGCGCTGTTGAGCGTGACGATTTCACCGGCGTCGATGTTCGTGGTGTCCAAAATGATGTCAGCGCCAGAGCCGGTCATACCTACCGTCAAGCCGGTGATCACGTCCGCGCCGTTGCTGTCGCGAATGCGTGCTGCTGCGGCCACGCCGGTGGCGTTGGCGCTGGTGTCGCTGCGCGGAAAGCTCGAAAACGTGAGCACGCCGCCGGTCACTGTGCCGCTGGGGTCGGCCAGGGTGATCTCTGCCAGCACGGTTCCCATTGAGGTTGTGCCGATTTGCAGGACGCCGGCGCCAGAGCCTGCGTCGATGGTGTTCACGACCGCCGTCAGGCGGGCATTCTTTGCTGCGGTTGAATAAACGACTGCCATTTGTTACTCCTTAGATGGGCATTTGTGGTTGAGGGGCGACTTGCGGGGTGACTGCCGGCGGTAGTGGTGCGCCGCCGGCCAACGCGGCCTGAGTGCCTGGTAACAGGTCGGGCTCGTCGTCCATCTCGCGCACCTCGAGGATGTCGCCGGTCTGTGGGTCGCGAATCGGCACGCGGCGCTTCTTCTTGCCCACTGCTTCCATGACGGCGCGCATCTGCTGCTGAGTGTCGAGCTGCGTTTGCAGCGCGCCTTGAGCGATGCTGCTCACGTTGTCGAGCAGCTCGCCCAGTTTCTGGCCAGATTCGGGGTTCATCGACAGCATGTCTTTGATGGTCGAGAACTGCTCGGTCATTTGATCCATCTTTGCCTGCATCTCGATCTTTTGCAGATCGATCGTGCCCTTCAAAGCTGCGATTTCCTTGTCGGTTTCCGACTCCATCATTGCGATCTTCTCGTTGCTCTGAATCTTCTGCATTTCGATCTGCTGCTCGATGGTCGGCTGCGGTGGCTGCGGTGGTGTTTGTAGCTTTTGGTTCATGCTGGCAATGGCCTGATCCAGCACTGACTCGATTTCGGTCGACACGCGGAACTTGGCCACACCCCACTGCAGCAACTTCATCAAAATTGGCGCCGCTTCGGGATTTTGTTGAGCCATCGGCGCCACTTGAGACACAAACGCACCCATGCCCTGCAGGAACTGCACTGCCGCGTCGCGTTCTGCTGCCCAGTCCAACGCGGCCATGCTGTCGGCCTCGACGTTGATCCGGTACTCGGCCATTTCTTCGTTTTTCAGCAGTGCAATCGCGCCAGGCACAAACTGAACGTCGGGCGTGCGCTCGATGTTGCTGCGCTTGACCATCGTCTCAGGCTGAAAGTGCTTGCAAATGATCTCGGCCTTGATGCGCAGGCCGTTGCAAATCCACTCAGCGATGTAGAACTGCTTCAACTGAACGCGAGTTGAGCCGTACTGGGCCTTGATCTGCTGTGCGGTGGCTGTCTCTGAGGCCTTGGAGCTGCCGCGCATCACGTCGGACACGCCCAGTACCTCGTAAATCTGCATGACCTTGTCTTGGCGGTACTGGCGCAGTTGGTTAATGCAGTTGACCACCTGGTCAATCGGCGCAAAGTCAATTTTTCCTTTGACACCGCCTGCCTCAGCAAACATCGCCCAGTTGTCGACCGGGATCAGCTGGTTCTCAGAGGCCTGCGAGAACATGCGGCCAACAGAATCGCCGGCCGTCTTGTCGTACACGCCGGCAATTTTGGCTGCGCGGGTCAGCCAGGTGATGCGGGTGTTGATTTCGTCCAGCTCGTTGAACTGGTCTTGCGCCATGATGTAGTCGGCGCGGGGCATGAAGTTGCTGGTGGTCGCGTTTGCGATCAACGGCTTGGGGCACGGGAAAAAATTCTCTAAACCCAGTGGGTCGTCTTTCACGTCAAGGATGACGTCGGCGCCCTTGGCGTACCAGTAGACCTTCTTGTTCTCCTTGCACCAAATCTCAAACACCTCACCCTTGTTCCACGGGTCGTTTTGAGGGTTCTCCTCACGCACGTTGCCTTCACGGGTGGGTCGGCTCAACGGCACAACTGACGCGATGTCTTTGCCAAAGCGCTCGACCAGTTGGTCTTTGGTCATGTACACGCGGCGGGCTACCCAACGCACCTCAGACCAGGTGCGCGCCGGCGACCAAAAGAAGTCGTCCCAATAAACGTAGTCGCAGGGCGCGTCCTCTTCGGTGATCCGCTCGGCCTCTGAGGCGGGGCTCAGCTCGTTGCCCATCTCATCGACCACGGCCTCAATGGTGTAGGGCTCGGTCTTGACCTCGTAACGCAGCCACATCTGCCCCATGCCGACGGTCAGCCAGTCCTCGATGCCGTTGCGCACGGTCGCGTCCCAGGGGGACACGTTGTCGTCAAACGATCGGTTGAGCAAGCGCTGCATGATCGTGCCCGCAACGCGCGCCTCATCGTCCTCGGAGTCCTGCCAGCTGCGTGACACGTCAGCCCGTGGGGGGCGCGCGTACAGCATGGACAGCAATACCTGCATGGTCGACCAAAATAAATTGACGCGTGACTGGTCACGGCCAAAGTCGTCGCGCTTGTCAAGGTATCGGTGAACGATCCTCTTGGCGTCTTCGTGGAACTTGGTCAGTTCCTGCTTTGCCGCGCTGATCTCTGTGTTCCAGCGCTGCGCTAGTCCTTGCGGCGTGTCTTTGAAATCGCTCGCGCTGGTGATCTTGCCTTGTTCCATTAACCAATCCTTCCTGACTGGACGGGAGCACAGTCCCAAATGTCATCCAATGCGAACTGGTAATGCGCGCCCTTGGATTGCTTCGATGCGATTTTATGCCCAGCTTGCGATTTCCTCGACACTTTGCGCGCGGCAAGCGCCAAGTACCTGAACGAGTCCGACGCGTGCGAGTGCTGGTCATGCTTGGGCTTGTTGCGGTAGGTCTGCGTCCTCTCGTCCCATTCCCGCATGTACGCGCGCAGGTGATCGACCCCGTCGTAGGTCGGCTCCTCATCAAAGAAGCAGTCAGGCAGGATCAGCCTGGCCGCCTCGATGCCGTCTTGCAGGCTCATCTCCGGCACCAGTCGCGGCTGAATGCCGTTTTGCAGGAACTGCTCAACGATCGACTTGCCGGTCTGCAGCGACTTGGCCTTGGCGTCGTGTGGCAGATAGACGTGGTTGACCTTGTACGGACGCGACTTCACCCAGTCGATGTAGTGCTTGATCGGCTGGTTGTCGTCTTCCATGAAGTCAACGATCCGGTAGCCGTCGACCGTCTCCTGCCAACCCCACCATGAACATGAGTCGGTGTAACCCAAGTCAGCCACCAGGTTCACGGGCAGCTCAGGGTCAACGGCAAACTTGCCAATGCGCCCGTCCGCGTACGCGTCGCCGATCTGCTTGGCGTAGTACGCACCAGGCACGGCCGCGTCGAACGAGCACTCGTACTCAACCAAGTACGCGTCCTCGGTCATCTGCGCCTTGGCGTCACGCAGCTCGTCAGGGTGAATGATTCCGGTCTTTGACGCCGGCAACTCAATCAGCATGTGGCTGCCGGGGTTCATGCGCGCCTCTTCGCGCAAGTTCCAGAACATGTTCTTGCCCGCAGGTGTTCCGGCAAAGATCGCCCAGCCGCGCCGGTCTGAGAGCGCCGGACGCAACACCCTGTACCAGGCGCTCGGTCTGATCTGCCCCACCTCGTCCAGCACCACGCCGTCAAAGTACATGCCGCGCAGCGCGTCGTAGTTGTCGGCGCCAGCCACAAAGATCGTCGACTCCTGGCCGTGGCCGTTGTTGATCGTGATCTTGAGCTCGGACTCGTTCGGTGGCTTACTCCACATCGGACGCGTCAGGTCTTTGAGGTACGTCCATGCCACGCGCTTGGCCTGGTCACGCTGCGGGGCCATGTACGCAAACTGCGGTTTGGGCAGTGCTGTCTCAAGTGCCCCAATCACCAGATCAGCGCACATGGCCACGGTCTTGCCGCAGCGCCGGTGCGCCACAACGACCGTCCAGCGCTTGTCGCGATTGTGGAGCGGGACGAACACGCTGCGGGGTTGGTACTCGTTCAGGTTCATTGCGGAAAACTCAACACGGCTTTTTTGGGTACTGAAAGTGGGGAGGGGGGCCCAGCTCGAGCGAGCCACCCCCCTGCCGATTGAGGGGGGATGGGGGGTCAGGTAGCCAGGCACGATGAGACACGGCCAGGATCGCGTCAGATCGACGCAGGAGAGGCGATCGAGGCGTGGTCAATGGGGTGATAGCCTCACTCACCTTTGAGGCCTTGTGTCGCGTTTCTAGCGTTGCTTGTGTCCATCGCGCTACTCGCTTGCTTGTCTGCTGTGGCGCTCATGCCTCCCTCAGCCGCTCCTCGCTCGACCCCCTCCGGCGATAAAAAATCTTTATCTGCCGGCTGTTGCGGATCTTTAATCCGGTACTTGCCGCCGTTATCCCGTTCTAGATCAATGACTTGCGTAATCTCTTCCGCTTGTTGTGCCGTGGTTGTGCCAATTGATCGCTGGCCAAGCCAGCTGAGCTGCACCTGAATGCCGCCTTCCACGCTTGCGTTGATCTGGCTCGGCAGCACCTTGCTGACCAGGCTCACAAACGCCGCGCGATCGCTCTGCGTACCGTTGGCCAAGCGCGCCAGGTACTGCGTGCCGCCGACCTGGTCGAACGCCTCGAGCACCGCGTCGCGCAGGTTGGTCAGCCGGTTCCGAACGCCCTTCGGTCGACCCGGCGGCACGGGCGCGCCGGTGAGCGGGCTCACGGCCGGCGCCTTCGCGTCCTTTTCCTCGTTTCCCCCTGCTTTTTCCGGCTCATTCACCGTTGCGTTAGACGCAGCGTTAAACGCCGCATGAAGCATCGCGGCCTGAAGCATTCGCTGTTCGTCTTGTTGAGTTTCGATCATGGTTTGATTTTCGCACTGCTCACGATCGCATTGATCGCGGCCGCGGCGCCAACGACCGGCACGATCGTCACCCAGCCATCAACCTCAAACCACAACCACACGCACGCGCCCAGCAGCCCCAAAGCCACCAAACCCAAATCCTCAGCCAACTGACTTGCCTTCATTTCCCAATCCATACCTATCTCCCGATGGTTTCAATTTTGTAACTGCTCTCACTCCCCTGCTCTCACTCCCACACCCTATCTAAGTTGAAGCAGATGCACTTGATGCACCCCACTTTTGAATACTTTTACGCTCCAAGCAGTTGCAGTATGTGAACCCCCTTGAGGGGGGTTCCATACATCCTGCACTTACTGCATCAGACTTGCACTCACTAGTCGATGCAACTTCGATGCACTTGATGCACTTGATGCAAACGCTCATTTGCCGCACGGTTTGATCGACCGCAGGCTCAGCCAAACGGTCACAAACAGCCCAGCAAGGACGACCAAGCCGCCCACCATCAGGAGCGCGATCAAAGCCAAGATGTTGCTCATAAGTCCACCCAAACAAAGCCAAAGAACCACGCGGCCATTTTGCGATGCAGCCAGCATGGCTTGTGTTTCAAATTGAACTGCAGCGCGTTGGGGCCGCCGATCTGATACCCGCCGACATATTTCGGCATCTCTAATGTTTTGAAATTCATGCGTCCATCCTCCTGCCTATGCCGTGTTCCTTTTCAAGGGCGCGGCAAAGCCACTCCACTGACTTGTGACCCTTCACCATTTCGCGAGCCAACTCGTGGACGCGCTCTTCAGGCAACGGCAGCACTTCCTCGGGCTCAACCAGGTCAATGCCGTCAATGCTGTGGCCAGTGGGAACCAGCCTGATCAGTCGGGGCGCGGTCATACCTTGTGCTCCCTGATCCAAATGGCGAACGAGGCCCCTGTGTCGCTGAACGGGAAGCGCTCGCACTCGCTGGCCAGCTCCTCGAGCTTGGCGTTGATGGCCTGCCTGATCTGTTCCTCAGTGGGTGCCTGGGGCGTGTCCCAGTTCCTGACGATGTTGTCCATGTGCCTCCTTTTGCGCCATGCGCTGTTGATGTCGTCGCTCATGCCTGCTGCTCCCCCCAACGCTTGCACAGCTGGCGCACGGTCTTGGTTTGCTTTTTCCTGTCGCAGATGGCGCTGCGGGACTTTTGCTTGGCCTTGGCCTGCAGCTGGCTTGAGGTGAGCGGCAGCGGCTCGGGCGCCGGCAGCAGCATGTAGGTGCTCCAACCAATGACTGAGCTCAGGAAGATGACGCGAGAGATCATGCGTAGTCCCCTTCCTCTGTGTGCTCGGTGAGCCTGTCCTGCAGGCGCTTGATGCGCTGCTCGTTGTAGATGACGATCGAGCGCGCGTACTCGACGGCCGACTCGGCCTCGAGCTTCTTGAGGTGAGCCTCGCGCAGCTCCTTGGCAATCACCTCGCGGATGGTCTTAGGCCGCAGGATTTCCTTTACAAACCTAGATGTTGTTTCGCGCCAGCTCATGGTTTGAGCTCCTGGCGCTGTGGTGGGTGGGCGTAGAGAGGTGTACCCGGCTCCAAATCTCTGTAAAGCAAACCTGTACTCCAATCATGATCGGACACTTCGCCAACAGGCTCTTGCTTTCTTGCATCACAAGCAACACAACCCTTACCTGCACAATGTTGGCAAGCCCCGTCTTGCTTCTCTGCCTCTGCAATGGCTTGGCGTAAGTCCTTGGCGTATGCGTGAAAGTTAACACCGCCACCTTCTGCGGCTATTTCCAACGCCTCAAGCGCCTGTTTCAATACTTCAATCATTCGTCGTCCCCTTCACGTTGTGCCCATGTGGGCGCTGCCCCTGATCCCAGTGCCACACGCACGCCACCGGCCTCGGTGAGCACCACGCGCTGACCCGTCATGCGGTTGGGTTTCCTGAACTCCTGCTGCTCAATCAGGCGCTCGCGCTCGAGCTCCTGCACGATCTGGAAGAACTCCCTGCGCTCGATGCGCGGGAAGTCGTCCTCCTTGCGCAGCACGTTGTAGATGTTGGTGGTGGGCGCGTTGGCCTTCATTGACAGGTTCACGCCCGCCTCACTGGCCACCTTGATCAGTTTGAGAATCGCAGCGCGGTGGGTATTTCGCATCACCGACTTCGCAAGCTGAGTGCTGGCCACCGTGCCCCAGCGCTTGAACACCTTGGCGCCCGAATCGAACTCGAGGCGCATCTCTTCCTGCAGCGGCCCCAGGTTGCACTTCTCATGGCGCAGCACCACGGTGTCAGCGTCGCGCACCATCGCCCAACGTGACCTGGCTGAGTTGTTCCAAGCGGTTGAACCGCTGAATGTGGTGTTGCTGTCGAGCCCTGCCCCGCCGCGCACTGACGCCTTGTCGACGTGTGCCAGCAGCAGGACGGCCGCGCGTGTGACGTGGGCAATCAGGTTGAGCGAGCGCATGAACCCACGCACGGCAGTGCGATCGTTCTCGTTGTCCGCAAACACGTCGGACGCGTTGTCGATGATCAGCACCTCGGCTTTGAGGCGCACGGTCGTGTCGGCCAGCCACTGCATGCGCTCGGTGACCGTGCCGTCCTTCCACAGCACGCAGTCGGCTTGGGTCAGGTCATAGACCACCAAGCGATCGGCCAGTGTCGACATTTCGACACCCAAGTCGGCACAAATGTTGGCCACGCGGAAATGGACGGTGCGGGCCTCGTCCTCGCCGGAGAGGATCAGCACCTTGGATGGCTTGGCTTGGATGTCGAACAGGCTCATTCCGTGAGCCAGTGCCACGCCCAGCTGCAGGGACAAGTTGGATTTGCCGACACCGCCGTTGGCGCTCAGCAGCGTGACCGTGCCCTCGGGCAGCCAACCGTCATAGCGCCAGCTGGTGGGCTCGGG